CAGTAGGCTGGTGAAGGTCGAGAGTGCGTCCTCGTGGTTGTCGTCCCACAACTGAGGCGCGGTGGAATCCACCCACTTCACGAGTTCTTCAAGCACTTCTTCGTTGCGCTGTTGTTCCTGCTCAGCGGCAACACGCTGGGCCTCGACAAGTTGCTGTCGAAGCTGTTCACGCTCCTGCTCAACGGGCGAGAGTCGCTGGGTGTACTCCTGCTCCATCTGCTCGCGAAGCGTCTTCTCGAATGCCTCACGGGCCTCTGTGGCTTTCTGAAGCTGCTGACGAAGGTCGTCTGCCTCGCGGAGCGCTTGGGTGCCCAGGTCTTCGCCGGTGTCGAGCCAGCGCTTGTAGCGGCTCAACTCATCTGCAAGAGTCTTCTCGCGAAGCTCAAATGCCTTGCGTTCTTCCGCGATCTCTTGCGTCTTCTTGGTGAAGCCGCCTTCGAGGTTCTTGTACTTCTTCTGCATGCCCTCCAGCAGAGGGTTGCGGTACTTCTCGTCGATGGTGTTGAACCACTCCGAGGACTTCAGCGAGTCCAACTCGCCGTTCCACGAGATGCCAGTCTCGTCAACGATGCCGGCGTCGTTGGACGCAGGTGCTTCGTTGGCGTTGCTGGTGGAGAGGTCCGCCAGAGACTCCGTGCTGGTAGGCGATGCTTCAGTCGTGGAAGCCGCCTCTGGTTCAGCAGTCGGAGTCTCCGGGGTCGAAGCCTCGGCTACCGGAGCGGTTGGCTCCGGTGCTTCGGCAGCGGGGGTGTTGCTCTCTTCAGTCACAGTCATTCTCCTACGGTCAAGCCATTCCAGGGCCGCTCATGCCGGGCCCCATCGGAGGTCCGCCCATGTCGGGGCCCATATCAGGAGCGCCGCCCATATCGGGGGGAGCCATCGGCTGGTTGAGTTCTGCCTTCATGGCCATGGCAGCCTTCTCGCCCATGCTGACGATGATGTTCTTCAGCATGTCGTAGTTGCCCTTGATCTTGTCGGCCATCTCCTTGGGGGACATGTCTGCAAGCTCAGGCATCGACATCGCTTCGGCGTACACGGCCTGGGCAGTGATGTCGTCAAGTTCGAGCACGTCACCGAAGACCTTGACAGGGTCGTCGCCCATCGGAGCGTCGTCACCGCCTGCGACTTCAGCCACCGTGGTTTCTTCCATGACCTCTTCTTCCTCTCCGCCCTTGTCCTTTTCTAGACCGGCTTCAAACTCTGCGACTGCGTCGAGAGCTTCTCCGCCTTCGGCTTCCGCCTTGGGGGCATCGTCCTTGGGCTCTTCGTCCTTCTTGGACTTGGACTTCTTGCGTTCCTTGAGTGCCTTTGCGGCGGGAGACATGGCCATGGGGTACCTCACGTGCTCTTGTGATGGAGTTGGATGGTCTTCTGAATCTTGGTGTTGATCACAGAAACCTTCTTTGCAGCGGTTGCGCTGTCAACCTTACCACGAAGCAAAGCACGCTTCTGCTTGGTCAGGTCCTCGACGCGCTTCTCCTTAACCGCATGCATGTCAACACCTCGCGCCTTGCGAGCGGCAATCGTGCGCTGGCGACGTTCGGCGATGTTCTGGTCAATCTGCTGGTCTGAGTAGGAGTCAACGCGGACCCGCTTGCCTGGGTTCTGCTCTTCCAGCTTGCGGCGATGCTTTTCAAACTCGCCAGTGGTCATGGTGCCACCGTCGGTGGTCACCGTGCCGAAGCTGTTGAGCCCAGGTGCCTGACCGCTATGCCAGGAGATGCGCGTCGGTGCTCCGCAGACAGAGCACGCAGGCGGCCCCTCACTACGCTTGTAGAGGCTCTGGGTGTAGTGGCCGTTGTCGCAGACCAGATCGTGGGAAACGAAACTCATGACTGCCTTAGTTGCTCGTCACGTTTCGCGGCAAGTCGTCATGAAGCCCTGGCTCTGGCTGCGAGTACATCTCGTCAAACCCAGCCTCCAAACTGTCGGCTTTCTTGCCTTCTTCAACGGCGTCTTCTTCTTTTTGCTTGGCTTCGAGCGCAGCATCGAGGGCTGTTTCTCCCTCGAACGCGCCCTTGTCCAGAACAAGTCCAAGTCTCTCTGCTTCCCGCCTGATGAGGTCCATCTTGGGTAGCGACGCCATCGCTGCATCTCGAAGCAGAGTGATGTTTGCGCGGAACTTATCGAGCTTGGTTTGCTCGGTGGCTTCATTGAAAGCGTCGTTTTTCTTCGCTTCAAACTCGTTCTTCGGCTCGGCCATTTTCAACTCCTACTGGGGTGCGGTCGGTGGGACGAAACTCACAGGTTTACCGTAGGCTCTGGTGGGTCACGGTCCAACTGCGTTTCGCTGATTGCACGCATCCGAGTCTCGTAGTCCAGAGGGTCCTTGATTTCATCGGGCACCAGACTTTCGGGCACGTTCATCTGCTGAGTAAGCGCACCTTTTTGGTTGCTCTTGAGTCCGACAAAGCCACCCTTTCCATCTTTGTAGATTGAAAGAAAGTCTCCTCCAGGAACCTGTTGCATCCCAAGGAAGTTCTTGCGGTTCTCATCGCTGTACATCGACTTCAACTGATCAGGAGTCAACTGACCAACGGTAGAAGGAAGCTGCCGCATCTTCATCGGAGGAGACTCTTGCAGCCTCCTCGCCTGAAGCAACTGCGCTTCACCAGCCGCGTTCAGTTTGTTCTTGGTGTCGTCGTAGGCTTTTACGGTTTCGTTGGTTGGCTTAGCCATCTTCAACTCCTACTGTGGCGGGCTCTGGCCCTGCATCTGGGCCAAGCGCTGGATTTCACGAAGTACTTCGGGCGGCAGGTCTTGGGCTTCGCCCTGGGCCTGTGACTGCGATTCAGAGCGGCGCTGAGGCTGCTGCTGCTGCTCTTCTTCCTTGACGGCAGCACCGCCCTTGGCGACCTGCTGTTGCTGGGCAGCGGCTGCCTGGGCGGCAGCCATCTGTGCCTGCCGAGCCTGTGCCTCGGGGATGATGAGCCGGTTCGGCAGCCCCAGACCGCTCACAAGCTCTTCGAACAGCTTGAAGGTGTCGATGTTCGGAGCCTGCGCCAGGAGCGGCACAAGCGCCTGCAGCGTCTCCAGAAGCACGGCGGGGTTCTTGCGGATGGGGTTGTAGCTCACCATCTCGAAGTCCATGTCCAACTGACGAAGCTGCTGCACGCCGATGAAGTTGAACATGTCGCTGCCCGAGAGCCGCACCATCTTGGGCTTCTTCATGTAGCGCTGCATCAGGTAGAACATCTTCGACGCCGCGTCTTCGAGCGCAGTGTTGAGGTGTCCTTCGCGGGTTGCCAGCCGGGTCCGCATCTGCGCGTCGATGATGGCCATCTCGGTCGCAGTCTTGGCTCCAGCCACCTGACCACGCGCTGCCTCTGCCAGAGCACTCTGGAAGGCTGCGTCGTTCTCCAGGCGCTGGATGAAGGCGATCACAATGTCCGGCACGTTCGGTCGCGGCATCTCGTAGAAGAGCGCACCGAAGTTGCGCATCTCATCCACGCCCTCTGCGTCCACCGGAACGAACGAACCGACCATGGCTTCCATGGCCTTGTCGAGCGTCGAACTGTCGATCTTCCCGGCATCGTAGAGAATCTTCGGGACGTTGAGGTAGGTGATGCGCTTCCACAGGGTCAGAAGCTGGTTGATGTTGGTCTGCTGGTCGAGGATCAACTGAACCTCAGACAGACCGGTGCAGTCCACGCCACTGTGGTTGAGCGAGAACATGCTGAAGGGAACGAAGTCGAGCGTCCCCTTGAACAGAATGTGGTCTGCGCCCATGTGGTAGTGGATGACCTGATTGCTCTCCAGGTCGTAGAACTCGTAGACCAGCACGCGCTTGTTGGTCGTGCTGAACTTGGTCATCGAGGTCTTTTGCACGTCGTCGAGCATCCAAGACGGGTACGCCTCGGGCGTAATGTCGTCGTGGTGTTCGTACCGACCTGCCTTGACCTTGGCCTTGTAGGCGGCAGGCGTGAGCGGACACGCTTGAATCCAGTAGCGAATGTCCGCGTTGTCCCGAGCGTTGAGGTCGAAAAAGACCGACGCGGGATTCGGGTTGCTCAGAACCGGGGCGTCTGTCTTGGCGTCCCAAGACACCTTGAAGACGCCGCGCTTGCAGAGCACAGCGTCCATGAGCGCCAAAGCAGACCGACGGCGCATGTTCACAGTGCGGAAGGCCCACTCCATCAGCCCGTTGACAGCCCCAGCCATTTCCTGGCTTTCGGGCGTCTGAGGCATCGCAGCGACCTGGGGGTTGGGTCCCAGCAGGCTGCTGATGGCCGTGTCCGTCACGGCGTAGATCATGTTCTTCTGCGCGAACATCGAAGACATTCGAGCGTCCATAAGGGCGCCGCTCTTCTCAAACGTCTCGTAGAAGTCGCCTCGGTAGAACGAACGAGCACGATCGAAATCGTTCTTCTCGTAGTCCTTGTAGTACGTGAGGTGCTGCTGGATGAGATCTTTCAGCTTCGCCATTTCAGCCTCTTAGCGACTTGAGTACAGCCGACAGGTTGTGCAGCCGTGTCGCTTGGTCTGCGTGCGTTTGCGAGGCCTTTCGCAACTCGCCCACCATCTCGTCCATCTTTTCGACGGCTTCCTCGACGATGGTCTCGGTGTGCTCCTCTCGCATCATTTCGCCGGGGCCGTCGTACATGACCTCGTCTTCGTCGTCGTAGAACTCGTGGTCGTACTTCATGCCCTCGACACACTCCATGCACTGACAGTCATCAGGATGAGAGTCTGGATCGGTCACGACTTCGAGAATCATGGTGCCAGGACCAAACTTCTCGTAGACGTGCGCGAGCAGGTCTTTCATGGTGATGAGGCTGTCAGGGTGCATGAATCAGTCCTTTTCGACCATTGCGACAGTCTCTTCCTCTTCTTCCATCACAGGCTGAGGCATCAACTCTTCGCGGCGCTTGCGGAGCGCGGCCGACGGCGTGAACGGCATCGGCATCTTGCTCACAGGGGTCCGGGTGTCTCGGATCTCCTGTCCTGGGATTTGTAGCGTCCGGCGGGATTGAGCCGTTGCTTCTCGTGCGCGCTTCATCAGCTTTTCTTTTTCGCCCTCGTAAGGGCCCAACAGAGCGCCCATTCCTACGTCGCGGGCTTTTTCGCGAAGATCTTCACGAGAAACAAAAAGTTTCGGATCAACAGCGGCGGCCGGGCCAGCGGGCG